AGAAAAGACCGAAGACACCGAGCCCCTGTTGGATATCTTAGATGGCGTTATCGATGAGTGGGAAGCTATCTCTGGCAAGACTAAGGACGCCAACTTGAAGAAAGCTATGGATTATATTGAAAAGATTGCGCTCGCTGAGGTTCAAAAGCAGCGCGGTCGCCAAAGATTAAAACAAATTCGGGAGAAAAGAAAAAATGGCTGAAATGACAGTTTTAGATGTAGTGCGAGGAATCTCGCAGGCAATTGCAAATTCGCACGACGGGGCTCTCGATGAAGAGGGCAACCCAGTAAAGATTGGTCTTCGCCGAGAAGAAGAGGTCGGCATCCGTGACCCGCGAGTCATGGATGGATTTAAGGTTTCTATGGTTGGCAATCAGTTGCAAGTAAAGTATCACGGCGAAGTCACGATGGAAGAGGCTCACGATAAAAACTTTGAGTCGGACCTTGGAAGTCGCTTAGAAAGCATTACCTCATTTATTAAGAAAGAGTATCGTAAGGCAACAAAGTCTTCCTTAAGTTTAAAAAAGGTCGGGAAGATGGACGCACTTGTTCAATCGGTCGGAGCCCATCGGAATTGGGTTCAGGCTACATGTGTTTATGATATCACGAGTCTTAAAGAAGTTGAACCTGCGCTTCAGGGAAGCTCAGAAGACAGGCTCGACAAGTCTATTAGAAGCTGGCTTGACCAAGGTAGAAAAGGTAAAGCCAAAAATGACAAACGCCCAGCGGTGAAGGAAGACAAGTAAATGAAGATTACACAAACAAGATTAAAGACCATCATCAAGGAAGAGCTTGAGAATATTCGCAACGGTGGTCAGACAACTGTCACAACAGTTCAAACTGAAGGTGACGAGATGTCCAGAACAATTACTCAGGTTGAAAGGATTGGAGACGAGATTCAGCGCGTTGCAGGTATGGTTGTTGACCAAGCTGTTCTTGAGCGGCTTGAGATGATTGACGATATGGTCACAGGGTTGCTCCAGCAGATGCAGGGCGTTGAGCCAGCACCAAGGCAGTAGGAGTTATATAAATGGCATCTAAAGTAAAATCAGGAAAACTAACAACAACTGTTTCAGAATCTGTTGTTATAAATGGTGTCGAGCAAAAGTATAATAATGTCCGCACGGTTGCGGGAATCAACAATGTATCTCATAGAATTGTTAGGACTGATGCGAGCGGAACAGAGTTGACGCTGATGAACTTTGCTGCATCCGTAGATGCAGGTCAGTTTATTGATGGTCAGGCAAAATACATCCGCATTACTAACTTAGATGATACAAATTTGTTGCGACTTCTTGTCAAAGACGCTGCGGGAATTGCCACTTTTCATTTAGCTGCTGGCGAGACGATGGTTTTTAATAATCAAAAATATGATGCAAGAAACGACGCTGACCTTAATAGCGTTGCATACACGGACATCGATAGTATTAGTGTCTTTGGAAGGGATGCCGCCGATGCAGCGAACGCTGCTGTTGATGTTGAGTATTTTGTAGCGGCTATCCAATCGTAATGGAATGTAAAGTAGAGAGATGAATGTCTTATCAATTATCGAAACAGCAAATATTGAAGGAGTTAGTTCACTGCGGTAAAGACCCAGTTTATTTTCTTAACAACTACGCAAAAATCTCTCACCCAATGCACGGGCTCATTCCCTTTAGAACATACGACTTTCAGCAACAACTTTTAACTGATTTCAACGACTATCGATTTAATGTAATCCTTAAGGCTCGTCAGCTTGGTATTTCTACCATTACGGCGGGCTATGTTGTTTGGATGATGTTGTTTCATCGAGACAAGAACGTCTTAGTTATGGCAACTAAGTTTGGAACAGCAGCTAACCTCGTTAAGAAGGTTAAAAATATTATGCGGCATTTGCCGCCGTGGATTAAAATTGCAAACATCACAGTTGACAACAGGACTTCGTTTGAGTTATCGAATGGCTCTCAGATAAAGGCTTCTTCTACATCTTCCGATGCAGGTCGTTCAGAGGCACTTTCACTTCTAGTGATTGATGAGGCAGCACACGTTGAAGGTCTTGAGGAGCTTTGGACAGGTCTGTATCCTACACTATCAACTGGTGGTCGCTGCATTGCGTTATCTACACCGAACGGTGTCGGAAACTGGTTTCATCAAACGTACATAGCTGCTGAAGAGCAGTCAAACGACTTTTACCCAACGAAGCTACCGTGGGATGTACATCCAGACCGCGATGACGAATGGTTCGACAAAGAAACTAAAAATATGTCTCGTCGTCAAATCGCTCAAGAGCTTGAGTGTAATTTCAATATGTCAGGCGAGACTGTCATTCATGCTGATGATATTGCAAAGCTGCAAGCAACAGTGTGTGACCCGCATCATCGTGCAGGTTTTGATAGAAATCTGTGGCTATGGGACGAATACAAGCCAGAACATTCTTATCTTTTAGTAGCAGATGTCGCTCGCGGCGATGGGCGAGACTATTCAGCTTTTCACGTCATTGACATAACAGAGATGAAACAAGTAGCAGAATATCAGGGCAAAGTCGAGCTTGATATGTATGCAATGTTTTTGGTTGATATTGGCAAGCAGTTCGGCGGCGCAATGATTGTGGTCGAGAACAATAACGTGGGGTATTCTGTTTTGACAAAACTAGAAGACATGGACTATTCAAATATTTATTATTCTGTCAAGGGCTCGCATCAATTTGTTGAGTCTTATTCTGCCAAGAGCATGTCTAATGCGTTGCCAGGATTTACTACATCTATGAAGACGCGACCACTTATTATTGCAAAGTTAGAAGAGTTTGTTAGAAATAATCTAATTACTATCAAGTCATCAAGACTACTTAATGAACTGAAAACATTTGTGTGGAATAACGGAAAGCCAGAAGCAATGAAAGGATATAATGATGACCTTGTTATGTCTTTGGCTATTGGCTGTTGGGTCAGAGACACTGCTTTAGTTTCTAGCCAAAGGGATGTGGAATATAAAAAAGCATTTCTAAACGCTATGACAAAAAGTAATTCTACCCTTAACACAAAGATATCAGGTATGATAGGATATGATGGCGCAAAATACGAAAATGAGGCAAAACAGGCAAAAGAATTAATGAAATCTTTTCCTGGCTTGTTCAAGGGGTAAATAAATGGCAGATAACGATAGCAACCAGAATATTAAAAATGAACAATCCGCTTTATTCAAGCGACTTACAAGATTGTTCTCTGGTCCAATTGTAAACCGCAGACAGCAGAATCGTCGTAAGTTTAGAAGAAAAGCACTAGACAATTACGCGAACCGATTTGTTTCAGTCTCTGGAAAGCAATTCCAGAAACAACATTACAATCCATTTGAAGGCATTGGCTCTGAAGCCATGAACAGTCGGCTCAGAAATGAGCGTTATATTGATTTTGACCAAATGGAATATGAGCCGATTATTGCGTCCGCTCTTGACATCTATGCCGATGAGATGACTTATCACAATGAGCTAAAAGATATTATTAATATTGAATGCTCAAATGAAGAAATCAAAGCTACGCTTTACACCTTATATAAGAGCGTTCTTAATGTTGATTTCAACCTTTATGGTTGGTGTCGCACTATGTGCAAGTACGGTGATTATTTTCTTTATATTGATATCGATGAAACAACGGGAGTAAAGTCGTTCGTTCCAATGCCCACATCGGAAGTAGAGCGTTTGGAAGGTGAAGACCCGACTAACCCAAACTATGTCCAGTATCAGTGGAACTCCGCAGGGCTAACGTTTGAAAACTGGCAGGTTGCCCACTTCCGTATCTTGGGCAATGACAAATATGCTCCGTATGGAACTTCAATTCTTGAGCCTGCACGTCGCATCTGGCGGCAGTTGCACCTCCTTGAAGACGCGATGATGAGCTATCGTATTACTCGCTCGCCTGAGCGGCGTGCATTCTATATCGATGTCGGTAACATTGCCCCACAAGATGTTGAGCAGTATATGCAGAAGGTTATGACTCAGATGAAACGCTCACAGGTTGTAGATTCAAGCACGGGTCGCGTGGACCTTCGCTACAATCCAATGAGTATCGATGAGGATTATTTTATTCCTGTTCGCGGTGGAGAGTCTTCAAGAATTGAATCACTCCCAGGCGGTAGTTATACAGGAGATATCGATGATGTAAAGTATTTACGTGATAAATTATTTGCTGCCCTGAAGATTCCACAATCTTATCTTTCTCGTGGTGAGGGTGCAGATGAAGACAAGACCACGCTTGCACAAAAAGATATTCGTTTTGCTAGAACTATTCAGCGACTGCAACGCTCTGTTATTGCTGAGCTTGAAAAGATTGGCATCATTCATCTTTATACGCTTGGATATCGTGGGGATGATTTGGTTGGCTTTTCACTGAAGCTAAACAATCCCTCTCAGATTGCAG